AATGCTGGCCGAGATGTACGACACCTGGCGCGGCATTGATCCGGCCGGTGAAGTGTGGTGCCTGCCGGTCAAGGCCACGGGCACCAAGGCGACCGGCAAGGTGGCCTTCGTCGGCACCGCCACTGCCGGCGGCCAGATCAACCTGTATGTGGGCGGCCAGCGTGTGCGGGCCACCATCAGCGACGGCGCCACGGCGACAGCGGCGGCGACGGCGCTGGCAGCGGCGGTCAATGCGGCCGGGCTGTCGGTGTCGGCCGTGGCCGCTGCGGGTGAAGTCACGCTGTCCTGCCGCTGGTCCGGGCTGAGCGGTAACGACATTCAGCTACAGCTGAACCGCCAAGGCCGCGCCAACGGTGAAATCACCCCGGCCGGCTTGACCGTTACCGTAACGGCGATGGCCAGCGGCGTGGGCACGCCCGACTTGGCGGCCGCCATTGCAGTGCTGGGTGACGAACCGTTCGAGTTCCTGTGTGGGCCGTGGGCCGATGCCACTTCGCTGGATGCCTGGAAGGCCCTGATGAACGACAGCACTGGTCGCTGGAGCTGGTCGCGGCAGCTTTATGGTCATGTGTATACGGCTTCGCGCGGCACGCTGGGCGAGCTGGTGGCCTTGGGTGACACCCGCAACGACGCGCATGTCACCGTGTACGGCTTCGAGAAATCCAGTTCTGACCCGGTTTGGCGACAGGTTGCAGCCTATGCCGCGCGGCAGGCGGTGTTTATCTCAGCGGACCCGGCGCGGCCGACGCAAACCGGCGAAATGAACAACATCACGCCGGCCCCGGCGGGCGAGCGCTTCATGCTGCTGGAACGCCAATCGCTGCTGAGCCACGGTATTGCTACGGCCTATGCGTCCAGCGGCACCCAGCGCATCGAGCGGGCGGTGACCACCTACCAGAAGAACGACTTGGGGCAGGTGGACAACTCCTATCTGGACAGCGAGACGCTGCACCAGTCGGCTTACATCATCCGCTTCCTCAAGAACCGAATCACCAGCAAATACGGGCGACACAAGCTGGCCAATGATGGTACGCGCTTCGGCGCCGGCCAAGCCATTGTCACGCCGGGGGTGATCCGCGCCGAGCTTATCGCCGGGTATTACACCTTGGAGCAAATGGGCATGGTCGAGAACGCCGACGCCTTCGCGCAGAACCTGGTAGTGGAGCGTTCGTTGACCGATCCGACCCGCGTCAACGTGCTGTACCCGCCGGACCTGGTGAACCAGCTGCGGGTGTTCGCCCTGCAGTACCAGTTCCGCCTGCAGTACCAGGTGTAAGCCAACCGATCCACCGAAGCCCGCCATTGCGCGGGCTTTTTTGTAGGAGACGCCCATGGGCAAGAAAGTCGCGGGTACCGCCTTCGTCAAGGCAGACGGTGCCCAATTCACTGTGACGGGCGGGGTCGAAGCCCCGCTGATGGACAAGAAGCGCGAAAGCGTCGCGCCGGGTTACTTCAAGGAAGAAGACCTGGTGCCCTATGTGGCGGTCAGCGTGGTTGATGACCCCGACCTGCCCATCGCGCAGCTCACTGCGGCCACCGATACGACGGTGACCGCCGAGTTTGCCAACGGCCGCGTTTACGTGCTGTCGGGGGCTTATCTGGTTGGCGAGCCGGCCGCCAAGGGCGATGACGGCACGTTGGAGCTGCGTTGGGAAGGCACCAAGGGGGTGTGGCAATGAAAGAAGTTATTGAGTTGGCAGTGCCTATTCAGGCGCATGGCGTAGAAGTGACCACGCTGGAGCTGCGCCGCCCGACGGTGGTGGAGGTGCGCCAGATCAAGGCGCTGCCTTACAAGATGGACAAGGACGAAGCAGTCACCCTGGACATGGACGTGGCGGCCAAATACATCGCCGTGTGCGGCCATATCCCGCCGTCGTCGGTCAACCAGCTGGACCTTGCCGACCTGAACAACGCTGCCTGGACGGTGGCCGGTTTTTTCATGAAGCCGGCATCAGCGACGTTGACGGCCTGATCGCGGTTGCCTATGACCTCGCCTGGTTCTGGAAGTCAGACCCCGAGCAGGTCATGGGGCGCACGCTGGACGTGATTCTGGAAGCGGGCATGCACAGCCAGCGTATTGCGGAAACGCTGAGGGGGGATGATGGCTGACAAGTTCCAGCTCAAGGCGCTGATCACAGGCGTCGACAAGCTGTCGCCAACGCTTGCCGGCGCGCGGAAGAACATTGCCGCGTTCCGCAAGAATCTGGAAAGCACCGGCCTTGGCAAGATCGGCTGGAGCGATATCGTCACGGGAGGGGCCATGGCGGCCCCGTTCATTGCCGGTGCCAAGGCGGCCATCGACTTCGAGTCGCAGATGGCCGACGTGCGCAAGGTGGTGAACTTCGACACGCCCACCCAGTTCAAGGAAATGGGCGACGACATTGGCCGAATGTCTGAACGATTGCCCATGGCCGCGACGGACATTGCCAAGATCGTCGCGGCCGGCGGGCAGTCAGGAGTTGCCCGGGATGAGTTGCTGGGCTTCGCCGAAGCCGCGGTAAAGATGGGCATTGCCTTCGACCAGACTGCCGACGAGTCCGGCGACATGATGTCCACTTGGCGAACCGCGTTTCGCATGAACCAGGCCGAGGTGATCGGCTTGGCTGACCGCATCAACTACCTCGGCAACACCGGCCCGGCCAACACCAAGAAGATTTCCGCCATCGTCACCGAAGTCGGCGCGCTGGGTGAGGTGGCGGGCATGTCGTCGGCGCAGGTCGCGGCCATCGGCGCGACCATGGCCGGGGTCGGCGTCAAGCAGGACGTGGCCGCCACCGGCATCAAGAACTTCATGCTGGCCATGACCAAGGGTACGGCCGCCACCAAGGCGCAGGCGCAGGCGTACAAGTCGTTGCGGCTGGATGCCAAGACGGTGGCCGAGAACATGCAGAAAGATGCGCAGGGCACCACGCTGGACCTGCTCAAGCGTATCAGCCAGATTGACGCAGCAAAGCGGCCGGCGCTGCTGGCCGAGTTGTTCGGTACAGAGTCGATTACAGCCATCACGCCGCTGCTGACCAATCTGGAACTGTTGCGCAGCAACCTGGACAAGGTCAGTGATGCGCAGAAGTTCGCCGGGTCCATGGAGCAGGAGTATGCGCAGCGGGCGGCAACCACGGCGAACAACCTGCAGCTGCTACGTCAAGGCATAGACGGGGTAGGGCGGGCCATAGGCGATGCCTTGTTGCCGGGCATCAATGCCGTGGTGGATCAGTTGCGCCCCTGGATCAGCCAGGTCGCGCAGATGATTCGCGACAACCCGCAGATGGTGAAAGGCATCGTTGTGGCCGGCGCCGCTTTTACCGCGCTGCGCGCGGCCGTGTTCGCCGCCACCGTGGCCACCCGCCTGCTGGGCGTGGCCTTCGCAGCCACCCCGGTCGGCTTGATCGCGGTCGGTATCGCGGCGGCGGCCGGCTTGATCGTCGCCAACTGGGAGAAGGTCGGTCCGTTCTTTTCGGCGCTGTGGGAGCTGATTAAAGCATCCTCGGTGCCGGTCATGGACATGATGAAGGCTTTCTTTGATTGGGTGCCGTTAGGGCGAATCATCAAGAACTGGGGGCCGATCGGCGCATGGTTCAAGAACCTGTGGGAAAGCGTCAGACCCTACATTGAGCCGCTGTTGAAGTTTATGGGGCTTGAGGATGGCGGGCCAGGCATCACCGCGCGGGTGACACAGATGGCTGCCGAGCAGCGCCGCCGCAACGCCGGGGTGGGTGGTGGCACAGGCGACATGCTCATGGCCGGCGCCGGCATCACTGCCCGAAACCGGCAGGAATACAACAACCAGCAGTTCGGCATCAATCCCGGCGCGCTGCTGCAGGCGCCGGGGCGTTTGCCGGCGGCGGGTTCGTTGCTACGGCAGTCGGCGGGGGCTAACCAGACACAGCTGGAAGGTGAGCTGCGAGTGAAGTTCGATAACGCCCCGCCCGGCCTGCGGGTTGAGTCGACCAAAAGCAACCAGCCCGGGCTGCTGGTTCGTTCCAACGTGGGGCAGCGCTCCCTAGGGGGTGGGCAATGAGTGAATGGCGCGACATGCGCCGCGAGGCATCGTTTCGCGGCGTGCCGTTCTGGGTCGACAGCGACAGTGTGCCGGTTGGCCGGCGCACCCAGCTGCACGAATACCCCAAGCGTGACCAACCGATGGTGGAGGACATGGGGCGTCGCACGCGTGAATACCGGTTCACCGGGTTCATCATCGGTGACGACTTCATCAGCCATCGGGACCGCCTGCTGGTGGCCCTGGACGAGCCCGGACCGGGCGAGCTGGTACACCCGTGGTTTGGTCGCGTTACGGTAACGGCGGGGGACTGTGAAGTCTCCCATGCGCGCGATGAGCTGGGCATGGTGCGGTTCAACCTCTCGTTTATCGACGGCATGTTGACCTTCCCGGTGCAGCGCGCGAACACGCGGCGTCAGCTGGCCGCGCATGTGCCGACCCTGCTGGAGTCGGCCAAGGCCCGCTTCGATGCGGCGATGGCCAAGGTAGACTTGGTTCGGCAGCGAGTCGATGCCGTGCGCCGGGCAGTGTCCAGTGCCTATGCCTTTGCCATCAACTTTCTCAAGCCGCTGACCACGCTGGCCGCCAGTGTGGGCGCCCTGGCGCAATCGGTGCTCAATGCGCCTGATGCACTGTCAGCCAGCCTGACCAGTGACGTGGCCAGCGTTGAGCGCTGGTTTAGCGGCTACGGGGCGAGCGGGTCGGTGCATTCGTCCAAGGCCAAGGCTGATGCCATCGCCGCGCTATCGCCGGCCCAGCCGGCGGTCAGTGACCCGGATATCGCTGCCATCCAGGCGGCGGTGATTGGCCTGGTGCAGGACGTGGCCTTGATTGACTTGCTGCTGGACATGGCCCAAGTGCCGGTGGCCAGCGTGCAAAGCGTTGAGCAGCCGGCCGCGTTGAGCGTGCAGCTGGAACAGGGCGGTACCACGGTCGAGGCCGGCACCGTGATGGATGACGGGGTACCGGTCGCGGATGACATTCTGGCGGCCCGTGACGCCATTAGCGAGGCGATATGGGTGATTGCCGGGGATAGCCTGCCGGAGCACTTCGGCGCGCTCAGTGATGCCCGTTTGGCCTTGGATCGGCACCTGACAGAAGTAGCGCGCAGTGGCGTGTGGCTGCGGCCCTATCAGCCACGGACCACGGTGTCGTCGCTGGTGTTGGCTCACCGGCTATACGGCGATGCCCTGCGCGGCGCCGAAATCGTATCGCGCAATGCGATTCGCCACCCGGGCTTCGTGCCCGCCGTTGAACTGCAAGTCGCCAAGAGTTAAGCCATGAAGCCAGACAACACCGTCACCCTGAGCGTTGGCGGGCACGACTACGCCGGTTGGAAAGACGTGCGGATCAGTGCCGGCCTTGAGCGGCAAGCCCGGGATTTCAGCTTGGCGATCACCTGGAAGTGGCCGGGCGGCAGCGACGTGCCGCTGCGGGTGCGGCAGGGGGAAGTCGTTGAAGTACGTATTGGCGATGACCTGTTGCTGACCGGCTACGTGTTCAGCACGCCGATTCGCTATGACAGCCAGAACATTACCCTGAGCATCGTGGGTCGGTCGAAAACGGCCGACCTGGTGGACTGCGCCGCCATCAACTCGCCTGGTCAATGGCGCGGCCAGAGCGTGCAAAAGATCGTAGAGGCGCTGGCCGGCGAATACGGCATCAAGGTCGTCAACCAGAGCCCGAGCACGCTTGGCCTGGACGATCACACCATCGAGCCGGGAGAAACCACCTTTGAAAGCATCGACCGCCTGCTGACCCTTTCCCGGCTGTTCAGCACCGACGACGGCCAAGGCCGTCTGGTGATTGCCAGCCCGGGCACGGCAGGGCGCGCGGTCGACACGCTGGAGCTGGGCAAGAACATTCTGGAGGCGGACACCGCGCTGGACTTTTCCAACGTGTTCTCCGAGTACATCAGTCGGGGCCAGCGCAGCGGCACCGATGATTCATTTGGTACCGCCGCCACCGAGGTGCAGGGCAGCGTCAAGGACGACCGGGTGTCTCGGCGGCGGGTGAAGGTGATTCATCAGTCAGGACAGATGACCATCGCCATGGCCCGGGCGCGCGTCGAGTGGGAGCGGGCCAACGCCATCAGCAGGGCGCTTGCGGTCAACTACGTGGTGCAGGGGTGGCGGCAGAGCAGTGGCGAGCTGTGGCGGCACAACATGATTGTGCGGGTCATTGACCCGCTGATCGGCCTGGACCGCGACATGCTGATCAGCCAGATCAGCTATGAGCTGGATGGCGGCGGCACGCTGACCAAAATGACCGTGGCCCCACCTGACGGCTTTCTGCCTGAGCCGAATGACGCCTACGAGCGGCGCAAGCTCAAGAAGGGCAAGAAGACCGACAACTTTGAATACCTCATTCCTGCGGACTACAAGCCATGAGAAATCCTTTAGCGGGCGTGCTGGCCCGGGGCGTGGTCGTGCTCGCCAACTCGGCGCGCAAGCTGCAGGCGCTGCAACTGCGCATCACGGCCGGGGAAGTCAAAGACGACGTGGAGCACCTGGAACCCTACGGCTTCACCGCTTGCCCGCATGACGGCGCCGAGGCGCTGGTGGGCTTTCTCGGTGACCGCAGCCATGGGGTGGTGATCATGGTGGCCGACCGGCGCTTTCGTCTGCAGGGCCTCAAGCCCGGCGAAGTGGCGTTGTACACCGATGAGGGCGACAGCCTGGTGTTCCGACGCGGACGCGTGATCGAGGTTGAAACCGTGACATTCAAGGTCAAGGCGGAAGCCTCGGTGGACTTCGAAACCCCGCTGATTCGTACCACTGGGCGCATCGAGTCGGCTGGCGACCAGGTGGCCGCCGGTATCAGCCAGATCGAGCACGTTCACGACGGCGTGCTGCGCGGCCAGTTCAGCACCAACAAGCCGGTAGGGGGTGGCGAATGAGCCGCGAAACCCTGCTGCGCCGGGCCGTGAGCATCAGCCTGTTCAGTTGGCGGCGCGCGGCCGCTGATGACCAGGTCGACGACGATGACCGCCAAGGCTGGTGGGCCGATTGCGTGCCGACCGTGGCGGGCGACCAGATCGGGTCGCGCCTGTGGCTGCTGCGGCGGCGCACGATCACCCCGGAAACCCTGCGAGACGCCCGCGAGTACGCCGAAGAGGCGCTGCGCTGGATGACCGAAGACGAAATTGTCACCGCCGTTACCGTAACGGTCGAGCGCCAAGGCCTTGATCGGATCAACCTGCAGGTGCTGCTGACCGAGGCCAATGGCGAAACCCTGAAACTGGTGTTTGAAGACGTGTGGAGGTTGATCAATGCCGTATGAAATCCCGACGCTGCCGGCGTTGGTCACGCGCGTCGAGGCCGATTTTGAACGCAATGCGCCGGATGCGTTGCGCCGTTCCGATGCCAAGGTGGGCGCCCGGGCGCTGGCCGGCGCGGCGTACCAGTTGTTTGGCCATCAAAACTGGATGGCCGAGCAGGCGCACCCTGCGACCTGCGGCGAAGAAATGCTGCTGCTGTGGGCTGAATGGCGGCTTGAGGAAGGGCGCAAGCCTGCCGTGGCGGCCGCCGGTACCGTGACCGTCACGGGCTCTAACGGGTTTGTGGTCGACGTTGGCACGCTGTACCAGGCCAGTGATGGCCGGCGCTACATCGTCACGCAACCGGCCACGCTGGTCGCCGGTACTGCGCAGCTGCAGGTCAAGGCGGAGACGCTGGGCACGGCCGGCAACATTGAGGCCGGCACGCTGACTGCCGTCACGCCCGTGCTGGGCGTGAACGCATCGGCGGTCATTGGCCCGGCCGGTATTGCGGGCGGCGTCGAGCAGGAGAGCATCGAGGCGCTGCGCGAGCGGGTCAAGGCCGCATTCAAGAACCCCAGCAAGGTCGGCAACGCTGAGGACTTTGTAGAGTGGGCGCTTGAGGTGCCCGGGGTAACCCGTGCATGGGCGCTGCCGCGCTGGATGGGGCCGGGCACGTTCGGCCTGGCGTTCGTCTGCGACGACGATGACGACATTTTCCCCAGTCCGGCGAAGGTGGCCGAGGTGCAAGCCTACCTGGAGCAAAAGCGCCCGGTCACCAGTGAAATCTACGTCATCGCCGCGCAACGCCATGCCATCGCCCTGCGCATCAAGGTAACGCCCGACACCACGGCCGTGCGCACGGCGGTGGCCAAGTCACTGGCGGTGCTGATCAACGAAGAGGGCGGGTCTGGTTCCACCATCCCGCTGAGCCACATTCGTGCTGCGATCAGCAATGCCCCGGGCGAATATGACTACCGCATGGACTCGCCAACCAGCGATGTGGTGGTGGCCAAAAACGAAGTGGCCATTGGGGTGATCACATGGCTATGACCGAACAGGACTACCGCGAGGCCCTGCGCGAGCTGCTGCCGCCGGGGCCTGCGTTTGACCCGGAGCTGCAGCCCGACATCGCCCAGTTGGTGGCCAGCCTGGCGCCCGAGTTCGCGCGGGTGGAAGTGGCCCTTGATCTGCTGCTGCAGGAAATGAACCCGGCCACGGTCACCGCCTTGCTGGTGGACTGGGAAGACTACCTGGGCTTGCCAGACGTTTGCGCGGTGTCCGGCTCCCTGACGATCGAGCAGCGCCGGCAAGCGGTGCTGGACAAGCTGACCGCCACCGGGGCGCCGCAGCGCAGCTACTACACCAGGCTGGCCCGGCAAGCCGGTGTGCCGATCACCATTGAAGAGTTCCGCCCGGCCCGGGTCGGCGTGACCAATACCGGCGATTTCCTCTACGGCGGTGGCTGGCCGTGGAGCTGGCTGGCTTGGGCGCCGCTGGAAGCCTACGGCACGCCCGAAGCGGCGTTGGCGGAATGTCGCTTGCAGGACCAGGCGCCCGAATACACCGACGTGGCCATGGGCTTCGGGCGTGAAGTGGCCGAACGCGTAACGGCCAGCATGGACCAGCTGTGGGGCGCTGTTCATTACGTTTCGCCGGCCGCCGTCGCCGGTATCGAGGATTTCTGACATGCAACGCATTGGATTTTGGAGCGACCTGGTATCACCCGGCGGGCGGTTCCGTTACGGCTCCGCCACCGAGGGCGAAGGCCCGACGCCGATCAAGGCCGAGTGGCTGAACATGCTGCAGGAAGAGTTGGTGAGCGTCATTCTGGCTTACTTGCCGGCACTGGATCACACGGACAATACCCAACTGCTGCAGGCGCTGCGGGCCTTCGCTGCGCAGTTCCCGCAGAAGGCGGATTCGCTGGCCGGGTACGGCATCTTGGATGCCTTCACCAAGGCTCAGGTCAACCAGCTGCTGCAGAACAAGGCGGCGAAAGCGGACAGCCTGGCGGGCTACGGCATCTTGGATGCGTTCACCAAGGACCAGGTGAACGACCTGTTGGCCACCAAGCAGGACAAGAGCACGGCGCTGATGGCCGCCAACGGTTGGCGTCTTGACAAGGCCACGGGCTTGCTTGAGCAGTGGGGCAGCGGGGTGGTGGGACCGGATTCAACCAGCGCGGCCATCAACTTCCCCACGCCGTTTGCCGAGGTCTACAACTGCTTCGGCAACAAGGTCACAGCCAACTCTGACGACGGCGACGGCAACGCGGCAGGCGCCTTCCACATCAGCACGACCCAGTACCGCCTGTTCAACGACACCAATACCTATCAGGCCACAGTTCACTGGCGCGCCCTGGGCAAAGCCCCCGGCTACTAACAGCCAACCACCCAACACCCAGACCCGCACTAGCGGGTTTTTTTACGTCTGGAGAAACACAGCATGACCGACATTTCCTCGCTGGAGGCTAGCGCGGCGAAGCTTTCCGAGGCTGCGCAACGGTCGAAAGCCGCGGCCGACGTGCAGCACAAATACGTGCACGGTGACGAAAACACCGACGTGCAAACCGAGTCCGGGTTGGTGCCGTCACTGGCCAAGCAGGTACGACTGGTCTGGGAACGCCTGGCTGAACTGGGCATGGGGATCTTCCAGGCGGCAGGCTTGGGTGCAATCGTGCGCACCTTTCAGGAGAAAATGCGCGACACGGTGTCGGTCAAGGACTTCGGCGCGGTAGGTGACGGTGAGGCCGAAGACACCGCCGCCTTTGTGCGCGCTGGCCCGGGTGCGTATCGGCCGCAGGGCACCTACAAGGTCGACCCGGCTCAAGTCGATATTCATACCTACCGGGGGCCGGGGTCCATCCTCGCCCTTGGCCAGCTGTTCAAGCGCAGCACGGATGACCTGCTGTCCCGGGCGCTGGTGCAGCGCCTCGGCGGAGTGCCACAGTTCGGTTTCGTCGCGCCCGACGGCAGCGACAGCCAGATTTATCCGGGCGCCGGTAACGCCACTCAGGGTATCGCGTGGCTGCTGCACAACGGCGTCGAGAAGCTGTACATCACCCAGCGCGTCAGCGGCGCGTCGTGGGGCGCTGATGAGCGGGTGATTTTCAGTGAATGGCGATGGCTCGGCAATGGCGGCAGCATGAGCGTTGTCGCCTTTACTGAGCCGCTGAGCGTAGGTCACGGCTCCGACCTGTCGGTGCTGCTGGAAGACGGCGAAATCTGGCTGTACACCACGGCCGGTAACGCCGGCAGTTTCGAGGGCGGTACGTCGCTGGGCGGCAAGGGGTTTTCCAAGGTCAAGTGGCGCGGCGCGGCGACCTCGCAAGCGGATGTGCAGCGTTTCGAGGTGTTCGGCAACCCGGGCGACGGTACACGCCTGCACTGGCCGCAACGGTCCAGTGTCTGCGTTACCAACGATGGCAAACACGTCATCCTGGTGGCCACGTCCTACGAGGGTACCGGGCGTTTCTTCTTCCTGTACGACCGTGCCGAGGTTGAAGCGGCCGGGATCGATGCGCGCCACGTCGCGCCAGTCTCAGGGCCGGTGCCCTTCGAGCGGGCGCCAGGAGAATTTGGTTCCACGTTGCAGGGCATGACTTCGGACGGCAAGCACCTGTACACCGTGTGGGGGGCCGGGGCGCCGCGTGCGGCGCGCACCATCCAGATTTACGACATGAGCGGTCGCCTACGCCGAAGCCTGCCCTACGCGGGGCCGGCAGCGTTGTACACCGAAGACCAGCTGATGGGCATTACGGCCAGCGGCATTCCGGTCAGTTTCGAGCCGGAGGGCATCTGCCTGCGCGGTGATGAGCTGCTGACATTGGCCATTGATGCCTGGAAGTTGCCGGGGGATGTCGTTTCCTCGGACGGCTTCAACTGGGCGTCGATGAACACGACGCCGACGGCGGGGAAGACGCCGACCACCCGGGCCAACTGGGTGGTCACCAAGCTGCCAGCGAACAAGGCCTATGC